CCATAATTCGTTAATGTTCCGCTTTGAACCAATCGCCATTGTTTAATCCTTCTTCTTTTTCTTTGGCTTAATCTTCTTTCCATCAGCATCGCACTCAATAAATCTCTCTTCAAAAGATTTAATGTCGTGGTATCTGAAATCGTATTTGAGAATTATATCAGTATTGCCAATACTGAACTTGTCTTTCGATTTGATAAAATATCTATCTGCCATTTCTATTTCCTTTGTAATTAGTAGTTCAGGGGAGGATTGCTCCCCCCCTTAAACTATTCTTCTATGATACGTCCGAACTAATATACACGCCGAATGAATCTTGAATCTCAATCACACCGCATTTGAGTGATACAACGTACTCTGTGTGCTGGTATGAAGCGTCGCGCTCAGTCTCAACATTAATAAGACCAGCGGAAGATATTCCAAGACCAAGAGCGTTCTTGGAGAACATCGCAGACGGGCAATCATTAGCACCAGTCTCAGTAATTTCCTGAGAAAAGTAGATATTGACACCAGCCAACTGTCCAACGTAACCGTTGGAAAGCATCTCAGCAGAGATAGGGTTGTCTGCAAAAGTACCAGATGATGTTGCAATTAGTAAGCCCTGGATACCTTTAGCACCCCAGATCTGTTTGCTGTTTCCAACATAGTTGAAGGGCTGTGGAGCCCCGGCAGCGTGAAGCTGGCGGGCAGCGTCAAAGAACATATCCAAAGTAAGAGCCTGTCCATCGCCTCCAACAGTTTGACTTAGGCCCGAAAACAAGTCCGTAAGAAGATCGTCAACCTTCAAAGCCGCTGCGTGACCGAGATTATCTGCTACATTCCCTGTTAAATCGTAGGGCGCAGCTAAAACAGCCAGGTCAGTTAAGTCAGAACGTACAACGTAATTAGCGATGATACATTCATGGGCTCCAGTTGCCACTGCGATTGAAGATCGTTCAGAACCTTCAGACAGTGATGTTACATCCGAAGATGCCTTCGCCGTCATGTCCACAAATGTAACCGATGCAGCACCCTTGGGGGCGATTGCGCTGGATACAAGCGGAGCCATGACATTAGATTTTGAAAACGCCATTACTACGTCTGGTAATATCGCATCTGATGCGGTGACGCTATAATTGGCGAATGATGATTTTTGTGTTACAGCCATTGTTATTCCTTATATGGTTTTTTCAATGTCCCCGGGCCGAAGCCTGAGAAAAGTTTCATAGAAGTTGGCGTTTTGCCTCTGTTCAGCTTCTCAACATTCTCCTGAGTGGCATCAACGAAATCGGTGGCGGTTATATGCTTACCGTCTCTGGTGGCTATTGGATAGCCCCCTTCATCGGATGTCATATTCAGCCTGTCGCCTGGATCATGGTCTACACCAAAAACCAGGTCTCTTTTACCGTTAACCTTCGCCACTGGGATTGAAGATGTTGCCAAACTTGCTCAATGTGCCTTTGCCTCTCTTCGCCTTTTCATAGCCAACTGGATCATTTGTAACCCATTCCAGCGCGGAGGTGTATCCTCCATTTGCTGCACTGGGGGCAGATGAATCCACATTGACACGGGGATTGGTATTAATTATTTTACCGTGTACAGCCCGGAGTTTGCTTATTGGCAAGTCACCGAAGGTGGCACGGTCTTCGTCATCAAAGTCGCTGAGTAGTTCCTGGCGCATTTCATCTTCATGTTTTTGCGCCTGTTCCACAATCGGCTCCAACTCAGCAATCTTATTCGCCCGCTCTTCAGCAAGCGTCTGCCATTCCTGTTGTTTTTCCAACTGTTTCTGCCTTCCTTGCTCCACTTCTTTTTGAAGTTTTACGAGTTCAGCTTCTGCTTTTTGACTTCGTAAGCGATATTTCTTGCTTTCAGCGATCAATTCCCCAGCATCGCCTTTTGCTGGTTGATCCTGGCGTTCAGTTGCCATCTCTTGAGCTATTTTCGGCTGCTCTTCCGTTGGTGCGCTCTGCACTTGTTCTTCGGACATTCTATCCTCCTAGTTTGACCACATACTTGGTCTTTGTCATACGCTTTAAGTTTTTACCAATCTGGTTGGCGAAGTCTTGCACAATACCATTTTCAACCATCTTACCGAGCGCCTGGTCTTCGGCGATCTTGCGTGGTGGTAGTCCTCTTTTTGGAACACCGGCATTATGTTCATTCATTTTGATACCTTGCTTATTTGCCTTAGTACCATAACGAAACTTCAATTCTTTGGTCTTATAGTCTGCTTTCAGCACTTGAAATGCTTTCAGCATCTTGCCGGTATCTCTCAATGTGACCGGAGTACGTTCACCGCTCTTCTTGCGCTTTGCATAGCTTTTGGAATACTGCTCGAATGAATCGCCATGCGCATCTTTCCCGGAAAGTATCTGCTTCTTGTGTCGACTTAAAGTCCTGTCAGCCATTGCGCCTATCTCGGACTTTGAAAACTTGAGCATATTTAAAAAGTTAAACATCGATTGGTATAAACTTGTGTCTGCAATTAATCCCGCCACCGGTTTCCATTGCATCAGATTTAACAGCTCTTATTTCACTTTTCTTCATTGGAGACGAATCTAAAAACTGCCTACATACAGGACGATTCTTGTCATCCCGTGGACCTATATAATCATATAACTGATTCTCAGGCAGATCAGCAGACATCTGCATAATAATACTGCGCTCGTAATTCGAGAGCTGTGTGCCGATGACATTGTCGATCCGTGGAATAGTGGATTTGATGTTGGATTTGATCAATGCAGACATTTCTGTCCTATTCAGTCCACTGGAAATACCTTGTGCCATACTTGATTTCATATTCGCAGCTATATTCATACTCAAACTCTCAATGTTGAATCTTTGGATATTCTGGAGAGCCAGGAGCTGTTGCTCGGTTGTAGCCCCAAAAAACGGCAAATTACTAAGAATGTCTTCCGTTGCAGCCATGTAGGCGTTATGTCCGGCAATGAAACCCAACTCTTCAACAAAATAGGTCGCAAAATCAATTGCAGCGATAAGAGCCAGTATCTCTTCTGTAGATAAGCCTTCATCTTCTAACTCCTGAATATCCTGAACAAATTCTTCTGTGACTTGTTCAATTTGTTTTTCATATGCTTCAACTGCTTGGTCTATTGTCATTTGTTAAGATATTTAATAATCTGTTTTGCGGTGCTTGCTGGCTCTGCTGCATCTGGGAGAATTTTGCTATCTCTTCCTGACTTGCATCTGGATTTTGGTACTCAAACCACTGCTCTTTAGATGCAAGGCCATTTTTAAAGCGCCAATCCCAGAGCATAATCTCACTCTCTGGAGTGAGTGCATAATTCGGTTCCAAGAAATCAACACTGTAGTCATCACCTATATTGACATTGGCTTCTACTTGTAAGATTGCTTTATCCACTTCGTATCTGCGATGCTCCCATGGCCGCCATGTGTCTTCTGTCATTGCACTGCGTTCATCCATATTTTCCATTTCGAGTATGGAAAGACTGGCCGCACTGGGTGCATTTCCCGAATCATCTCTAGCATACTTCGCTCTGATATGGTTGTTATTCAGTGTGGATTCCACTAGAAATCTTGTTGCATCTATAATCTCTGTCAGTGATCCACCGGCATTGGTGACACCGAAATTTGCACCTTCAGGCAAATAAAGTATCTTATCCGAGCCGACAGTAATACGAGATGCATCATCCACGCCACTAATGAACTTGATTCCCATTGCACCATACCTAATGGCGATTTCCAACTCAAGGATGGCCACATTCACAGCTAAATCAGTCTGAACCACATCCGTTGCATTACCAACACTGTAATCTCTGATCGGCGGGTAACGATGAGAAAATGTCACTGGAAGAATGCCATATGGATTAATATCACCTTCGTTTACCGAGATCTTAACCCCATGCTCATCCAAAAGATAATGGCTCTCATGGGTCCATACCGCATGGAGCGGTGTATTTATCCTGGCATTACCTTGATACTCAATCGGAAAGCACACACCCACCGGCTCATTTCTAAAACTGCCCGCTAAAAACAGCGGTTCGAAATGACTCAGGATCTCGTATTCGATCTTTCCTGTCACTTCGTTCCATTTGCTGCGGAAAGCCATATTGCCAAGCAAAAATGTCAAACGCTCCAATATTCTACGCTGGGCATTCAAACTATGCTTATCAATCAGAGAAGTATATGACTCACTGGAGCGCATCCTGGGTGGCCTCTTGTAGGTCATTGAGCGAAGAGAACACACACGCCGGGTGAGATTGTTCTGCGGTATCACTGCCTGCCTCAGAGTTTCAGCTCCAAAGTAATTCGAAACATAATTCTCCAGATTGATACCTTCATACCAATCCATCAGATAATCACGTTCTCTGACACGCGCATCTTCTATAAACCTTAATTTTTTTTTCAGTGCGGTCTGTACCGCTGACTGACTTAGATCTGGAATCGTTAACATGTCATAATTACAACCAATCGATGACACCCGCACTGCGGGAGCGCATCGGGAAGAGATTCGTGAGTAGAAAACGCAATGCATCGCAATGGTGATCAAACTTGCCATCCTTCTGCGGTTCATGGCGCAGTGCGCTGTTCTCGCGATGCTCCGGGTAGTGGTAATTCTCGTATGCCTGAATGCTTTCCTTGCACTTGGGATTGATGTAGAAATGCGTGTCTCCGGCTGCATCTTCAAACCATCTTCGTACATGCGATACACCGGATACCACGTTCCTGGTGATGGAATCTCTTCTGATATTGACTCTTAAATTATGCTGGCGAAACACGGCTATATCCGAAATACCTGACTGCAAATTAGTGCCACTCCCCGCCGGGTCACCCCATATGCCGGTGAATGTGTACGGCATTGCCTTTAACTTCTTAGCAAAATCTTCTGTTTTCACATTTTTCAAACTCAATTCGTCAATCTGGTGTACGTCGGCAAAGCCCTTGCGCTCGTTGTGGAGCTGGATGACCACTGCTGCGGAGTGGCGATATCCGAAATCCAATCCACAATATACCG